TTATAGCAAACATTCTCACGGTCATATAGCACCTACCAGTCCTAGTGATGGTGACATGTGGACCGATGCTGCTAGTGGTAAGATTTATATCTTTTCTACACACAACGGCTGGTTAGATACTGCTGCCAATCCGTTTATGAACGCCCCTATGGCTACAAACATTCCTAACGCATCAATCTCCAATGGCAATCTTTCGGTAGGTAAGGGTCATCCATACGCATTTCACAGCCCACCAACAAATGTTATTCAGATTGAAACTAAAGTTGGTAGAGTCGGAATTAATACTGAAACTGGTGATATTACTATTCCACCAGGCATTGGTAGAGACGAAGCAATTCGTGAGTTCTGGTTAGGCTTTCAGGAACACTTTCGGCCTTCCAATACAGCAAAGTATGAAAAAGAGATTGAAGGTCTCAAGAGGGACTATGTAAGACTTGAAACTTACTATAAAGATAAGTTGGTAAATCTTGGAAAGGACGCAGCAAAGCCTATTATCGAAAAGGTCAGAAAGAAGTATGGCTCCGAGAAGTTCATCATGGTCAAGCCAGAGGATCTAATCAAGTTTATAGAGGAAGCATAAATAGTCCTGTAATAACTTATAGGATTATTATGATTAGATTTACAGATTACCTAACAGAAGCAGCCGCCGAGAAAGATCGTCATCTTACACATATTGAGGATGCCGTTCTTGAAGGCGGTGTAGCTGGCACCCGTAACGCTATTCAGTTTCTTCTATCTCTTAGAGATATGTTTGCCGATGATGGTCAGACATTATCTGAGGCTCGCGGATCGCTTATTCTAAGAACTAAATTTGACGGAGCACCTGCCATTTATGCTGGTATCAATCCAGAGAATGGCAGGTTTTTTGTGGGCTCCAAATCCATCTTTGCCAAGAATGCAAAGCTAAACTATACAGAAGCCGACATTAGAGCCAATCACGTTGGCGGTCTAGCTGATAAACTATCGGCAGCCCTAAAGTATCTTCCCGAACTAGGTATCAAAGGTATCGTTCATGGTGACTTTATGTTCTCCAAGAATGAACTAAAGGAAGAAACAATCGACGGCAAGAGATATATCGTATTCCGTCCTAATACTATTACATACGCTGTACCTACTGACTCCAAACTAGCCCAACAAGTAAGAGCCGCCAAGATCGGTATTGTCTTTCATACGACATACCACGGCAAGACGATGGACACCCTCCAGACCCACTTTGATATTAATATCGGTGAGTTTAGACCATCTAAGAATGTCTGGTATCGTACCAATAGATTTATCGATGTTACAGGTCGTGCTACACTTTCAAAGGCAGAGAATGCCAGACTATCTGGTATCATGTCTCAAATCGGATCACAGTTCCGAACCATACCCGCTTCCCTTCTAAACTATCTTGCTACTAACGACACTTATAGAATCCAGATCATGACATTCTATAATCAGCGTGTCCGTGCGGGTGAGCATATGGGCGCTGGTCATACCCAGGCTCTTATCAAATGGGTTGCAGATAAATACCAAAAGGGCGTTGACGAAGCCAAGCTGCCAGCCACCAAGGCAAAGCGCAAGGCTGAAAGAGATATGGTCATTAGATGGTACAAGCAAAACGCTAGTGATCTTAAAAAGATATTCAAACTACAGAACTTGTTTGTTGACGCCAAAATGCTACTGATTGCCAAGTTTAATCAGGTAAATGATCTAGGCACATTCCTTCACACCACTGATGGTGGATATAGAGTAACAACTCCAGAAGGATATGTGGCAGCCTGGTCCACGGGCGGTGATGCTGTTAAGCTGGTAGATCGTATGCAGTTTAGTCGAGCGAACTTCCTCGCCGTCAAGAATTGGGGAAAGTAATGAAGATCAAAGAGCATTGCGGCTGCGATAAGGGTCATCCCGAGACGAAGCCAGTTCCAGTCATCAAGACTATTCGTAAGATTGTCAAGCAGGCTAGAGAACGTAAAAAGTATAAATAGAACATAACCCGCAGAGGGAGAGAATGAAGAAAATCGTATTTACATTTGGGCGTTATAATCCACCTACTATTGGTCACGCCGAACTAATCACATATGCGGTCAAGTTAGCCCACAAGACTGGCGCCGAGCACCGTATCTATACCTCCCATTCCCACGATCCTAGCAAGAATCCACTGTCCTCTAGGCAGAAGCTATTCTTCCTTCGTCAGATATTTCCTGGCGTCAACTTCGTGGATGATCCATCAGCCAAGACAGCCTTCATGATTGCTAGAAAACTGGTCGATCAAGGCTTCGAGGACGTTACATTCGTGGTTGGTGATGATCGTGTAGACAGCTTCAAGCGAGAGTTTAGCAGATATGTCAAGCCAAAGACAGCTAAAGACTTTGATCCCAAGAAGCATTATCCATTCAAGAAATTTCAGGTAGTATCGTCAGGCGCTAGAAGAAAGGGTATCTCTGGTACCGATCTTCGTGCCGCTATCCGCAGAGGTGACTTTGCGTCATTTGCCAAGGTGTCTGCTGCTAGAGATAGAACATTGGCTAAAAAGATATTCGATACCACGAGAGAACAATTAAAGGAACACATGATTAATGAGGAAATGAACCGCAAAGACTTCGGTTCACATTTAGACTCGTTTATGGACTTTTGCTGTGATAAACTAAGAATTAATGAGAAGCCATCACTTAAGTTTAAAGAACCAGCCGAGCAAGGTGAGCAACCATCATTTGCAGCATATTCACCAGGAGCCCGTGAGGTTCACGTTATGTCTAAGAATAGACATCCGATGGATATCTTCCGTTCTGTAGCACATGAGTTGGTTCATCATAAACAGAATGAAGAAGGTCGTATTGGCAAGGACATTGCTAAAGAAGGTGCCACTGGCTCTGATATTGAGAACGAGGCAAACTCTCGTGCAGGCGAACTAATGCGTTGGTATGCTAAAGCCAATCCACAATGTTTCTCTATGTCACATGTCACCGAACAAAAAGCTATTATCATGGCTGGTGTTCCTGGCTCTGGCAAAGATAAGATCCTTAAAGAGACAATTCTACCACATGGCTTTGTTGAGGTATCAGCCGACACATATGATACACCTAGCGATAGGTTAGTTGTTGTTAATGGTTCTGCCAACTATGAACGTATTCGTTTCATCAAGGAAGACCTAGAGAAGGCTGGCTATGAGACTATTATGGTATTCGTCAATACCTCAAATGATGTTTCAAAGCAGCGCAATGAATCCAGAGCCGACAAGGGTGGTCGTGTAATCAATGAGGCAGTTCGCTTTACTAAGTGGAAGAATGCCCAAGATACACTAGACCGCTATGATGATCTATTTGAAAAGGTCATCGTGGTTCAGAATGATCTGGATCTTAATCAGCCTCTAGAGGTCATTCAAGAAACACACAATAAACTGGTCGAACTTGTATCAGAGGATATTCGTCAGTTTGCTCTAGCATCAACAGATAGAAAGTTTGAGAATATGCTAGAAGGCTATTCTGACTTTGGTCCAAAAGCAAAGAACAATCCAGTAGGTGGTGCTGGTAACTGGGGCACCTCTAAACTCACCGATCGATATAAGAACGATACACCAGGTCAGTTCCCTGGCGGCAATATGCCTATGGGATACTTTCAGCATAAAGAAAAGAAGACCAAGGTTAAGGTATTTGGCAATCTGCCAAAGTTTGGTGATAGACTTGGACCAACATACACTTCGGCTAAGAATCCATCATTTGTTGGTGATATCACCAGTGATCAGAATGTTTTCATGCCAGGTGAACCAGTGTCCAAGTGGTCAGCGATTGATCGTTGGATGATGAAGGAAGAAACTCGCAAGAGATTTAAAGCCAAGTATGGCAAACTTGCTGAGGAAAAGATTAGAGAAACAGCCGCGAAACTACGCAATGAAGGTTTATATGACGCAGCTTCTTCCTCTGGCTTCACTGGCGCCACTCCAAATGCTGGCAACGGCGAAGATAATAGACCAGATGTTAACGCAGAGTTTGAAAAGATGGCTATAATGAAGCCTAAGAGAAAACTAAATAACAGGAAACAATCCTAACTTAATCAAAAGGAACCAACAATGTTTAACAATAAATTCTTAAAGCACGATCCTCTTCTAGAGGCAGTAAAGGGCGCCCGTGCAGAGGGCGATCTTCGTCGTAAGGCCGAGGCTCTTGTAAACGAGGAGTTCGGTGTATATTCACGTAAGGCAGTTGTCCGTGAGGAACTAGCTGCATATGATGCCCGTCTTGAAGAAGCCTATAAGTGCATGAAGGAAGGTGATGTAGAGAACATCATGAATCCTAATTCAAATTGGGCAAAGAAGCAGGCTGCTGATAAGAGCAATCCATTCAATGAACCAACACCAGATCCAACCAAGGTTGCTCCAAATATCATGATGAAGGGTGCTGGCGGTGATGGTACAAGATCAATGGTTGATAAGGTCAAGTCACTATTCAAAGAAGGCAAGAAACTAGCCGATAAGGATTATGACAAGGACGGCAAGGTCGAGTCACCAAAGGACGAAGTATGGGGTTCACGCCTTCGTGCTGCTAAG